ATCCACTTAATTATCAATACTGAGCCGTTATAGGTATGCACTGGGTTTATTGATAGCCCGCTTCTAAAGTGCATAACCTGTAGCGGTTTTTTTATGTGAAAAATAAAAATGAATGAATTAAGTAAAACAATGTCATCTTTAGAGATTGCTGAATTGACAGGTAAGGCTCACGATAAAGTTAGGATAGATATAGAGCGCACATTATAAGATGCTAAAATAGGAGTCGCGGACTTTCGCGGAACGTATAGAAGCAAACAAGGTAAAGCTCTACCTTGTTTCAACCTACCAAGGCGCGAATGTGATTTAGTTATTTCTGGTTACTAAGTCAAATATAGATTAAAAATTATTGATCGTTGGCAAGAGCTAGAAAAATTAAATTTACCTACAATACCTAAAAACTATTCAGAAGCTTTGCAGCTTGCAGCAGATCAAGCTAAGGAAATTGAATTTAAGAATGATTTGATTATTGCTTCAAATGAAGCAAGCATTAAAGCTGGTGATATAAAAGTTAGTGAATTTGTTAAGAGTACAGATATTGTGAATTTAGGAATAAACAAGTTTTATGAATTGATGAGAAAGCAGGGCATTTTATTTGCTAACAGTTGCGAACCAATTCAAAACTATGTAAGCAGAGGATTTTTAAAATGGCTTCCTACAGCAGAAGAGCATGGAGGAAAGATAAGATATACATTGTTTGTAACTGCAAGATGGAAAGTGTGGATTGCTTCTAAATATATGAATTACTTAGACAATGAGCAATAAATTTGTAATAAAAAATGATATTTCACTTAGCGCAGTAGTTAAGTTTTTATACAGCCTAGATTTGTCTGTTGAATGGTCTATTGATGTAAAAGAATATAATAAAAAAAGGTCGCTATCTCAGAACAGCACGTTCCACGGATGGACTGGTGAAATATCAAAATTTTTGATTGAAAAAGGCAAAAAAGATTGGACACCAGAATTCACTAAGAGTAGTCTAAAGCACACTTTTTTAGGATATGAAGATAAGATAAGAACTGATATGGTTACAGGCGTACAGCGCGTTACTAGCGAACTAAAAAAGACAAGTGAGCTAGATACTGGTGAAATGTATTATTTCATGCAGCAAGTTGAGAGCTGGGCTACAAATATTGGCTGTATGGTAACAATACCAAATTCAGGTGAATATTTTAAAAATAAACAACGGGAGATAAGTTAATGCAGAAAGTAAATCCATGGAGGAGTAAAAAATATTTAGCATGGGTAAAGTCGCAGTATTGCTGTGAAACAATGCAGCAGGCAGACGATGCTCACCACGTAATAGGCGTTTTAGGCGGCGGCATGGGAACTAAACCACACGATTTATTTACTATGCCATTGGCGCGTAATATCCATACAGAATTACATAGTTACGGAGTCGAACAATGGGAGAATATGCACAGCACAAACCAAGCTGAACAGGTTCTACGGACGCTAAACAATGCCATTAATAATGGCGTTATTGAAATTAAATTTACGGAAAGCAAATAAGAAAATTAAAAATAACTGGTAAATGAGTTATAGTGTTAACAAGTAAATTTGTTAGATTTTTTAAAAATAAATAAAGGATAAAAAAATGAGTTTAAATTTATGTCAATTTATCGGGCATTTATGCGCAGACCCTGAAACAAGATTTATGCAAGACGGAACTGCGGTAACTAATATAAATATCGCGTGCAGTGAGCGATGGACTGATAAGAAAACTGGAGAGAAAAAAGAAAAAACGGAGTGGATTAGAGCATCTAGTTTTGGGAAGCAAGCCGAAATTATCGCTCAATATTTCAAAAAAGGAAGCCAGATTTATATTTCTGGTCAGATGCAAACTAGAAAATATCAGGCTAATGATGGAACGGATAGATACGCTACTGACATTAGAATACGAGAATTCCAGTTCTTAGATAAAACGGATAACTCGCAACAAAGTAAGCAACCAGCTCAGAAACAAAACAACGCGCCGCATAATCAGCAACCAGCTAAGAAGCAGAATAGTCAACAATTTAACGATGATATTCCTTTTTAGTAGACATATAAGAAAAATTATGTATAATTATTAACCGTAAGTTGCCTACACAGCTTAGATTAGTATGTGGGTACTTTTCTAAGTTGTGATTGTGACTTTAAAGCCCACTTTCATTAATTTGGAAGTGGGCTTTTTTATGCCTAAAATTATAGTGTTTAAATTCATATTTGACTTACTCAAAGAGAAGCCTTATCAGGGCAAAGTATATAGTGTTTAAATTCATATTTGACTTACTCAAAGAGAAGCCTTATCAGGGCAAAGTATAACAAGTATCAGGCTCGGATTTTGGCCAGCCGATTGCGTGTTGTAACGCGATATAAACACCGTTAAAGTGATATGGCTAGGAAAAACCCCTAGTCAGGATAATAAAAGGATTTATACAGGTTTGGATTATGCCTGAGCTGATTCACATACAGCGAAATAGTCGAGTGCAAATAGCTTGATACTTGATAACTGTGCTAACTACACATAAAAACTAATGGCATCGTATATAGTCCAATCACATACGGTCAAAAAGATAGCTATGGCAAAAATAATATGAGCAAATCAAACTTAGAAACGATATTCAGTAAACAAATAAAATTACTTAAACTTCAAGAGCCTTATAGGGAATATAGATTTCATCCGGTCAGGCGATGGAGATTTGATTTTGCATATCCAGATTTAATGCTTGCAGTAGAGATAGAGGGTGGGACATGGTCAGGTGGACGACATACAAGAGGCTCAGGGTTCGAGAAAGACTGCGAGAAATATGGAGAGGCAATGTTGCTAGGTTGGTCAGTATATAGATGTACAGGAAGCATGGTAAGAAGTGGAGCTGCAATTTATATGTTGGATAAGTTAATAAAACTAAGAAAATAATAAACCAGTTTAACGATGGTTTATGCATTATTAAAGCAAATAACATAAAAAGCGAATTTAACGGCTCTAAAACAAAGTTTGCAAAACATGTTGTGCTATTGCCCCAGCAAATAACACAATGGATTAATAAAGATTCTATTATTGTTGGCGGAAAAATGTATAGCTTTAGGCGTGATTTAAAATAAAGTAAAATAATTTAAAATAATTGTGTACATTTATAATTAAGAGCGTATAATTGTACACAAGTTAGAAATTAACTAGCTTCCGACCAAGCGGGACTTGGAATTTAGGAGAACAAAATGAGATATTTAGCATTCGAATATACAAGCGCAAAATTCACAACAACTGGACAGCCAAACAAAGTAACAAAAAAATTAAGCATTGCTGGTGATCTAGTATGTTTTGATAGTAAAAAAGACCGTGATAATTGGGTTTCTAAAGGAAAAAATACTTGTGATATGGCAGGAAAAAATAACCGTGAAAAAGTTAATTTTAGAGAAGCCAGGAAACTACTTGCAGGATATAGCGTAGAAGAATTTAACGAACTTATAGAGATGATAGAAAAATATTAATAATATAAATAATTAAAAGCATATGGAAGTGCAACTTAGGATAAAAAAAATGAAAAACTTAGAAAAGATAGAAAAAGCAAGAGCTGAATATTTAATAAAAGAAGCTGAGTTAGAATCAATAATGATGGGCGTTCAGACAATAAAACACCCTGATTTATTAGTAACTGTAGTTTTTACAAAATATCATGGAACAAGAATTATTTTTCATATTTTTAATAATTTTAATAATTGCAGTTGCGTTTTTAAAATTGAAAAAGGTAATTCAGTATTCGAGCATAAAACCGATGATTTTTCGCACGATGTAAAACAATGCGAAGACATTCTTAAAAAGTGGTTGGCATCATGAGCGAACTTAAAACAAGCTTTTTGTCTATGAGAGTAAAGCCATGCGACAAAGCATTATGGGTTAAGGCATCTAAAGGCGATAAGCTGGTTAATTGGGCTATACGTAAACTAAATAAAGCAGCTCGTGAGGATTTGAGATGGAAACAATAGACTTTCACCAGATTGTATTAAATCTAATTGGCGTTATGACACCTGATGAAATTATTGACGAGGTAGGTTTAACAATTAGCGAAATTAACCGACTTCAAGAAACGTTTGAAAAGGCACAGGAACTTTTAGATTTACATCTTGATAGATGCCCTGAAAAACATAATAAAGCAATTTTATTAATGAAAAAATGAATTGGCCTAATCTAAAATTCCCACCAATAAATTTATGGAGCGCACCTATGCAAAAGATTGACGCTGGAAAACATTACAGATATTCATATAAAGGAGTTAATCTTGACCCTTTCAGAATCGCGTATATTTACAAAATTGAGTCGTTCGCAATGATGACAATATTAAAAAAATGCTTATGTGCTGGTAAGCGCGGTCATAAAGATTATAGTCAGGATTTACGTGATATTATTAGCGCGGCAGAAAGAGAACTTGAAATAATAGCTGAGGATGATAAAGTTATGTAATGAATGAAGAAATAAAATCAATTTTAAGGAAAAACGAGGGGCTTTCATTAGTCCCTTATCACTGTCCAGCCGGAAAAGTAACAATTGGATATGGACATAACCTTACTGATAACGGAATACCAATTCACATTGCAGAACAACTTCTTGATTATGATCTAAAGCAAGCGCAAAAGCAGCTTTTTAAGAATTATCCATCTTATTCTGAATTCTCAGAAAACAGAAAAAACGCTTTAATTGATATGGTTTTCAATATCGGCATTGTCTCTTTTAAGAAATTTAAGAATATGCATAGATATTTAGAAATTAAAGATTTTGATATGGCAGCAGCCGAAATGCTTAACAGTAAATATGCAGTAGACGTGCCAAAACGAGCTGGACGAAATGCAAAAATTATTAAAAATGGATAAAAATGAAATATTTGTATAAAAGAATTAAAAAAACTTCTGACATTATATGTGAAGCAGAGCAAATGATTGATGTTATGTCAGAGTTAAATATAGAACTTTATGAAGAAAAACGAAATTTAGAACGCATTTTTAATATTTGTGTTTTTGATCTTATGAACAAAATGTCTTACCGTAAATTCATGAAATACATGAGGAAAAATTATGGATGGTAAAGAGTCAAAACCATACTACAAAAGCCGCACTCTCTGGTTTAATATCGGAGTTGCGGCTTTTACTGTTTTAAGCGCTCGTGTAGATTTATTAGAGAGCTACTTGCCGGACGGTGGATATTTAGGCGTGATGATGTTAATAGCGGCTGTGAATGTGTATTTACGCACAGTGACAAATCAAGGGCTAAAAAAATGAGAAATTCATATTTAAGAAATCTATATTACGTATTAATTATTGCGTTTGTTTTATTTATATTTTTAATTATAGTAATGGCAAACCAGATAGGAGATTGCGATACAATTAGCACAGGAATTGCAAATATTCCAGAGCCTAGCAATATATCATTATATGCATTAGCAGCGCCTTTTCTGATATGGAGAATATTATGATCGAGTTATTGTTTGGGCTAGGAGGAGCAGTCGCAATTTTGGCTGGCAGTTTGGTTTTTAGCATAAATCGCACAGCAAAATATAAATCTGAAAAAGATAACGCGGTTGCATCGCTAGATAATGTAAGGCGTGCAAACAAAAAAATTAGAACGGTAATAAAAAATCAGGAGGAAGTTGATGCAAAGATTAAAAAAGGCATTGCTCACCGTAATTATTTTGGTAATTAGCGGTTGTGGCAGTGTACGTTATGTCACAGCGCCACTACCAATTCCACAAAAACCAGACATGCCGTATTTTATTGACAAAGATTTAGAATGCCTGCCGGAAAGCGTTTATTATCGCGTTGCAGGTCGTGATTTAGCGCATAAAAATTATGAAGAAAGGCTTGAATCTGTGATAAAGTCTACATGGAGTGATAAATGAGTCAGGAGGAATGCGTTAGAATATCACTTTTAGAGTCTAACATAGAAACTCATAGTAGGCGTATAGATGATATATTAAAAAAATTCACATTGGTAGAGCAAAAACAAAATGAAATATTAAATAATATTTTAAAAGTGAAATATTTTTGCATAGGCAGCGCAGGACTTATTTTGGTAGATAATTTAGGATTGGCAGCGGCATTAAAGGCATTTATATGAGAATTGAGCATGATAAAAAATTACTTGTTATTAGCTAGAATGTTTATATTATGCAGAGAACGCAATATTTAGATAAAGAGGGGCAAGAATGAACGAACCGGCATTAAGAAATGAATTGGCTAAACCTGAATATACGGTTAAGACTGATGCAGAGCGGCTAGCAGATTTACAGTTAAAGAATATCCCATCTAAAGTATCAATTCCTGTACAAAATATTAAACAGTATATGATGGTAGCTAGTAACACATGGATTCCAATTAAAAATAGTACTTCTACTTCAGCATCTAAAGCAATGGATGCTCTATCTGAATTCCCTAGTTTTGACATTACTAACCCACTGGTAGAAACTACTCTAATCAGTTTATTAGATGGTTTAATTGCTGATGTACCTGAATTTACAGCGGCACATAAGGAAGCTATTTTAGCTATGGGCGACACACTAACTAGCAAAGAAGAATTATTAGGATTTGTGGGTGTGACGTTAGGTGATGTTATGAGGGCGAGAGTATGAGTGCTAAACCATTATACGGAGCATCTACAGCAATTACAGTTGCTGGATTAAATGGGCTAGTAAATGGAGGTATTACTGACTCAGTAGAGATTAATAATACGACTGAACTAGCGTTAAGTAAATTTATTGAAATTAACCTAGTTGGTTTAGCTGGGGAGACTGGGTATGTATCAGTTTCAGCTAAAGAAGGCTTAGCTACAGGTACTTTAGAAGATAATGGAAATGTAACAAACCTAGGGACAGTAAAATTAAATGGAACAGTTCCTGTACGAAAAGTTTTACATTACGATAATGTATCCCCTTTTTATACGTTAAGTTTCAAAATGAACTCTAGCGCTACCAATTCACTAGCAGCAACAGGTAACTCAGTTAATACGTTATCTGAGAATATACAAGACATCTAATGACTACTGAGCAGCCTGCTGAAAAACTTGTGTACAGAGCTAATATTGCACTAGAACAGTTACGCTATAGTGTAAATGTTGGCTACTCATCAACTGTAGATGATGACAGGATGCTTGCGGTTACTAAAAATAACATTAAATATTTGCAGCAATATTTTGGATTGAATCAGTAATGTCTATTTTTATACCTAAATGGGAAAAATTTAAAGAAAAGCCAACTAGCTATAATCAGGTTGATTGGGATGGTATTGCAGGAGAGTATGCGCTAGATTCACTTTTTATTAGGGATATTGGTGAGGTAGTACATTTATATAATACCGACTACGTATTTAATGGGAGTGGATTTTCTAATATTGCAGGTGGTGCTAAGTTTAGTATTGGTGCTACCGAGGCTTCTATCATTGCTAATATTACCCCAGCATCATTACCAACCGGTAATAATGTATTTGTTAGTCTAGGAGGGGCATATAATAACGGGTTATGCCTTTGGGTAGACAACTTTGCAAATTACACTCAGGTAGTCAATACTCTGAGCGTTAATTTCTCAGGGTATAACAGAGCTGAAACCTTACAAAATTCTATAGTTGCTGGAAAATCAACTGATGTCAGTGCATCATACGACGGTGCTAATAATAGAGTTTTGGTAACTCACGATGACTATATGAGAACATCATTAGTTTCTGGGTCAATACCAGCAAAATTAACTGGGGGTAACTCGTTATATATAGGTGGTGGTACATTAAATAACTATAACGGGGCGGTAAATACCCTAATGGTTTTTAGAAAATACGTGCCTGACTGGGTTGTTGCAGAATTAAAAGATAATCCATATCAAATCCTAAAACCAAGGAAGAAATACTTTGCTTTAAGCGGTTCACTAAGCATATTATTAATCATATCAGATTTATTTCATTCAAAAACGAGTGATAATTTATCTTTATCACAGCAAAATACATTAGCTGTAGATAGTAATTTAAAAAGTGCTTCAAGCGATAATATTGTTTTAGCACAAAATAATATTATTACAGTAAATGCGATTACACATAGTAATTTAAGCGATAATTTAGGATTATTAGCAAGTGGTTCATTAACTATTAATAGCGCATTCCATTCAAATACAAGCACTAATCTTGCGCTAATACAAAGCAATAATTTATCTATTAGCAATAATTTAAAGAGTAATTTAAGCGATAATCTAACTCTAAATGCAGGCGATACGCTAAATATCAATAATATAATCAACAGCAATACAGTCAGTAATATTGATTTAGTACAGCAAAATATAATTGCTATTGATAGCGCATTACATAGCAAGATTGGTGATAATCTGATACTATCGCAAGCAAGCACGTTATCAATAAATGCGATATTACATAGCAAGATTGATGAGAATGTGACGCTAGATTTTAGCGTTATTATTGATATTCAAAACAGCGTTAAGAGTATTACAAGTGATAATTTAACATTATTGCAAGCAAATTTATTATCAATAGCTGGTAATTTACACAGTAATACAGTTGATAATATTGATTTAACGCAATGTAGCACTTTAATTATTAGTGATATACTACATTCATATTTAAGTGATAATTTATCGTTAATTGATGGCGCAGTTTCATTATCGACAAATGTAGGAACGGTATTTATGCTGGGTAATAATAGAAATGTTTTTGTTGTAGGGTCAAAAAATAATATTTTAATGAGGTAAAAAATGAAAGTAGAAATTTTAACAAGCTTTTTACACGATGGCGCAAAGTTTGAGGCTGGTGAGGTTCGCGTAGTTAGTGATAAATTAGGCGAGTATTTTTGTCGTGCAGGATGGGTAAAAGATTTGAGCGGGGCAATTGCAACAGCAACACCGAATAAAAACGAATCTGTTTTGATGGTTGATAATGTATTAAAAGGAGTTGCGTAATGGCTAAAGATGCTTCAGCAGGAATGATTGATGGTGGTCTTGATAAGATCGCAACAAGTGTTAATTTAACAGTATGCTCAGGTCAGCCAACAAGTTTTGCTGATATTGCAGTAAAAAAGTTAGCAACAGCAACAATCACAGGCGCGGATTTTACAAAGGCAAATGGCGATATTTCAGGTAGAAATGTGACTATAGCTTCACAGGCTTCAATGGCAATTACAGCGACAGGAACAGCAGATCATGTGGTTATTGATGATGGCGTAAGCGAGTATGAAATTACCACAGTTACAGCGAAGGCTTTAATGACAGGCGGCATAGTAACTTCACCAGCATGGAAAATTGAAATTAGCAAACCAGCGTAGGATTTAACTATGATTTATGGCGGCGGAAGCGCACCGATAAAACTACCAAAGGAAATGGCATATGATAAAGATGAAAAGAAATTTTATTCTTTATCATATCGGCCTGTATATTGGGCAGCAAATAAAGAGTATATAAAAGGCGTTGATGTCGTCATACCTGCAACGCCTAACGGATTAATGTACGAGTGTTATAGTGGTGGTATTAGTGGCGCAACTGAGCCGACATTTAACACAAAGGAAAACGGCGTTACTGATGATAATTCGGTTACTTGGAAAGCAAAAGCTTACAATTTGCTTTTAAATACTGATGATATAATAACGACATCGACTTGGACGGGTACAAATAGCGAAACGTTAGACAGCGATATTATTGTAGATGGTATTTACACTAAGGTAAGATTAACCGGGGTATTGCCAGATGCTAAAACAGCAACGCTTATTAATCACGTTGTTGTTATTCGGTTAAATGGTGATATTGAGGAGTTTGACAGAACTATTATTATTCCTGTTTCGGTGTTGTGATGGTTAAAACATACAATCATGAAGAGAAAAACGTAAGTGATTTGATCGCTTATGTTAATAATTCACGAACGCATAGCGATGAGCGTTCCACCTGTAATGACCGCTCAAATTGCACACCAGATATACTTACAGTGGTTTAAAAATAATGGCTAAAAAATACGACAAAGAACAGCTGCTAGCAGACTATAAAACAGGTGCATATACTCAGAGACAGATTGCTCATAAATACTCGTTAAGCCCTGCAATGATAGCTAAGCTAGTTAAGGGAGTATCAAAAGACCTTGAATCAGTAGTTAATGCAGATATACATGTAAAACATACGCTTGCATCAAAAAGTGAGCAGGAAGTGAGCGCGGTGAGCGAAGTAGTGAGCAGAGAGGTTTCAAAGCTCCTGAAAGCTAAAAAGCTAGATGATTTTTTAGATAATGCAGCAGGACTAGCAGCAAAAAGAAGTGTAGAAATTTTGAGCAAGAAAGACCTATCTATGATCGAGATTGAGCAGTTTAGTAAAGCCCAAAATAATATCCGTGTTGGAATAGGCACTCAGCAAAAGTTTGCAACAAGCACACAAATAACAAATAATAACGCGCAGCAGAATAATGAGCCTGTAAAAAGGGTTTTTCACGTTGTCGAGTAATATCATTGAAATTACAGCTCCACAAAAAGAGCTTATTTTTTCACCATACGTTAATCCAGCAATGTTCGGTGGTTTTGGTTCTGGCAAATCAGAAGGATTAATAATACGTCTTGTAACATTAATGGAGCAAGACCCTGGCATAAGCGTTGGTCATTATTTTCCATCATACAAATTGGCAAAAAGGCGCGGACTCAGTGGTGTGCAGTCGTATTTAAAAAGGCTAGGGTATGAATTCACATTAAACAAATCAGATTTAACGATAACTATACCAGAGTTAAATAATGGAATTTATTATTTAGATACGTATCACGACCCAGATGCTATTGTTTCTTATGAAATAGCTCACGGTGGAGTAGATGAGCTAGACACGTTAAAAATCGACAACGCACGGCATGCATGGACAAAAATTACAGAAAGGATTAGGCAAAAAACAACGCACCCATGCGGGAATACGTTAGCAGTCGCAAGCACGACAGATCAGGGTGTTAGTGGTTTTTGCTATGAGCAATGGGGAGAAGGTGAGAATTTAGAAAGTGGTTATCACTATATAAAGGCCGGAACTGATAGTAATAAGTTTCTACCTGATGGGTATGTAGAGCAAATAAAGAAAAACTACGATCCAATAATGGCTGATGCATTCATCTATGGTGGTTGGGTAAGTTTTACAAAAAACAAAGTCTATCATTTCTTCAACAGATCAAAGCATCATACTGATAGAGTTATAAATGATAATGATAAGTTTCTATACATTGGCATAGATTTTAATATAGGCGGGTGTTGTGCAGTTGTCGCAGTTGCAGAGGATAATAAAGCTGTTTTTGTAGATGAGTTTGTTAGTCATGATACGTATGATTTTGTGAATAATTTAACTAGATACGATGGGCATACGTTAATCATATATCCAGATTCAACTGGTAAATCAAATCGCACAAACGCGACACAATCAGACATAGCAATAATTGAGCAGGCTGGTTACAGATGCGAATATGACAGCACAAATCCAGCCGTTAGGGACAGAATAAATAGCGTTAATGCTCTTTTATCACATGATATGATGATGATTAATACTGACAAATGCCCTGAATCATCTAACGCACTAGAAACACAGGGTTATGTAAAAGGTGAGCCTGAAAAATTTACTGATCATCCGGCTATAGATGACTGGAACGACAGCATTGGTTATCTTGTCAATGGCAGATGGCCTGTTAATTTCATACGAGCGCCAAAAACAAAAGGTTTTTACTGATATGGACACAAAAGAATTAAAAAGCACACATTCAGAATATGATAAAAACGTAAATGAGTGGGAGAAGTTCAAAGCAGCTTATTCAGGAACTAAAGCATTAATTGATTATGGCGTGTTAAAACAGAATACGCGAGAAGAAGACAGAGCGTACAAGTACAGAAAAGAAAGTGCTTATGGTTTTAATTACTCAGCTAGAATTATTAACATAATCAACTCATACATTTTTCAAAAGCCTAGCTCGAATGATTATGGTGCTTTAGCTAACGATGCTTTGTTTAAGATGTTTCTTAATAATGCTGACATTAACGGCGTTAGCTTTAGCAATGTAGTTAATGATTTACAGCGCTGGGCGAGTATCTATGGTCACATTGGGATACTTATTGATAAGCCGATTATTGAAGGGAGGCGTACTGTATCACAAGATTTACAGGATGGCATATACCCGTTTATAACATCATATACCCCGTTAAATATATTAGACTGGACATATGATCGAATTAATGGGCGTTCTGTTTTGTCGTATATAAAATTGCTAGATGATGATGGAAATTACAGGTTATGGTGGAGAGATTCGTGGGAAGTATGGGAGCTAGTTAAAGATAAGCCGGTAATGATTAGCAGAGGTATCAATCCGCTAAATGAAATACCTTTTGTTTTCATGATTAATGAAACGACCGAGGTTAGAAATATCGGCAAAAGTGATATTCAAGAGATAAGCAGAATGGATATTGCAATATTGCGCTTGCTAAGTGGCAGCGAAGAGATTTTTAATCTAGCATCATTTCCAATGCTTATGAAACCATATCTCCCACCAAATGCAGTTGATGACTCTGTGGTTGGCGTTGGTAATGTGATCGAGTTCGACCCCAAAAACCCTAATTCAAAACCTGAATGGTTAAAAACTGAAGTTGCAGAGCCGATTCAATCAATAACTGAATGGATTAAAGGTATTATCGAAGAGATATACAAAAGCATCCATGCAAGCGGTTTAAATAGCGGGTCGCAAGTAAAGTCAGGTGAAGCACTAACTAAAGAATTCTCAGCACTTAATGCTTTCTTAGCTAAAAAATCAAAAAATACGGTTATAAAGACAGAGTCACAGGTTATTTATTATTGGCTAAAATGGCAAGGTAAAAGTGAGCTGTTTAGTGGTGTTAATATTGATCGTCCACTTGATTTTGATACTAGCTCTCTTTCAAATGAATTAGATAATTTATCAGTAGCAAGAGTTATGGTTAAAAGTGATACCTATCAAAATTTACTACAAAAAATGATAGCAAGAAAAACTATTCCTACGATAACGCCAGACAATGAAGCGATTATTAACAAAGAAATTGATGAAGATAAAGTGAATATCGACTTGAACGCACAAGATAACGGTATGGATGCAGGTAGTCAGTAATGATAACTCCCGAGCAAATAGACAGCGCTTTAAATGATAGAATTTTACGTAATGAAAAATCGTTAATGCGCGCTATACGAAAGCTTGAAAATAGAATTATTATTTTACTTGAACAGATATACACGAATAAAAATGGCAAAATTGTTGGTGTATCGACCTCGTTAGCGCAGGCAAAATCAGTGTTAAAGCAGACAAGAAAAGCATTTGCTGATATTTACATGAAAGAGATAGATTCGATATTAGGTGGTTATACTGATATTGATTCAATTGTATTAGATTATGCAGGGATTGAAGTATATCAAGGCGTTACAGAAACAACGTTAAAAGCTCAGATGTCATTAGATAGGTCTTATCATGAGTCACTCTCAGAACAGACACAAGATAACCTAAGTGCTATTTTTTTTGACCATACGATTAATGGGAAAAGCAAAGAAGATTTGATTAATAGCATACGAGGCGCGGTTACAGGTAGCGTAGATACTTTGGGAAGAAGCATGGCAGGGCATAGCTCTACCATTGCACAAGATGGATTAATGCAATATTACAGGACAGCTAACGATAAAGCATTGCCAAAAAGGAAGGATGATAAGTTCAAATATTTTGGCAGCTTAATAGATGATTCTAGGCAGTGGTGTATTGATATTAAAGGAAAGGTGCATACACGAGAAGAAATAGCAGGTTTCGATAATGATAGCTGGGCTGGAAAAAAATCAGGAAGTACGATGGTGGTTTGCGGAGGGTACAATTGCCGCCACTACTGGCTTAGAATTATAGATTGACTATAATTTGCATTTAATTGAACAATGTTATATAACACTGTTTAATTAAGTAAAATTTGCGGCGTGAAGCCTTTTTTTAATTACAGCGAGAAGCTAAAAAATGAAATTATTAATTGATGACAATGGAAACGCGGTGCTAGAGAATGGCAAACCCGTTTATGTGCATGAAGATGGAAAAAAGATAGCATTTGATGCGCCTGCAAGTATGGCAAAAATCAAAGAGCTAAACAGCGAAGCTGCAAAACATCGAACAGATGCAAATTCATACAAAGAAAAGTTAGAACAGTATGGAGAGCTTGACCCATTAGAAGCAAAAAAAGCCATTGAAACCATTAAGAATTTTGACGATAAAAAGTTTGTTGATGCGGGCGAGGTTGAGTCACTAAAAAAATCACTTGCAGAAACTTTCAACACAGAAAAAACCGCTTTAGCCGAGTCTATTGCAACTAAAGATAAACAGATTCACGATTTAATGATCGGAAGCCAGTTTGCAAAATCAGCTTTTTTGGCTGACAAAGTAATTTTACCGCCTGACATGGTTCAATCGAGTTTTGAGAAAAATTTTAAGGTTGAAGATAACGGGAAAGGCGGTCTGGTTGTTAATGGTTACTTAAATGGTGAAAAGATTTTTAGTCGTGAAAGACCGGGTGAAACAGCCGACTTTGAAGAGTCATTGCGTACAATTATAGATGCGTACCCAATGAAAGATAGAATTTTAAAATCTTCAGATAATGGCGGCTCAGGCTCAGGCGGTGGACAAAATAACACTAACGGTCAGCACAGAGAAAAAACTACTCAGGAAAAATACGCGAGTGGGCTGGCTAAACTAATGAATTAAAAAGGTAAATAAAAAATGGCTACTCAAACGCTATTAGAATCTTCTAAATTAATTAACGATGAAATTGCACAAGGCGTAGCTGAGGACATCGTAACAACAAATCCAATGTTTTCTGTTCTCCCTTTTACTGGTTATGCCGGTCAGGGAATGATCGTAAACCGTGAAAATGCTTTAGGTAACGCTGGGCTGTATTCAGTCGGTGACACAATCACTGATAAATCAGCCGCTACTTATACGCAAGCAACTTTCAAAGCTACAAAATTAATTGGTGATGCTGAGATGGATGGTCTTGTACAGGCTCAGTCTATGGGCGCTGGTGTTAATCAATTAGAGCTTGAAATTGGTAGCAAGGCAAAATCAATTGGGCGTTTGTTTCAAGCCGGCATGGCAACAGGCTCAGGAACAACGCCAGCTATGAACTCGTTTCACTCTATGGTTGATGCAGCTCAATACACAACAGCAGCGGCAACACAGGTGCTTTCTTTTGAATTGCTTGATGAATTGCTATACTTAGTAAAAGCCAAAGATGGTGAAGTAGATTTTATCACTATGAACGGTCGTACTTTACGAAGCTATAAGGCATTGGTACGTTCGTTGGGCGGTACTAATGAAACTATTGCTTTCACAATGCCAAACGGAACAACTCGTAATGTTTCTGTATATGAAGGTATTCCAATTTTTCAAAACGACTACTTATCAGTAACTGAAACAGCAAATGGCGCGGCATTAACAACCGGCGCTTTGACTTCTGTTTATGCTGGTGTTTTTGATGATGGCACAGAGAAAGTTGGTGTTAGTGGTATTCATCCAATTGCAACTCCTGCCGGAATTGTTGTAGAAAATATAGGTATGTCATCGTCTAAAGATGAGCAAATTGTACGTATTAAACAGTATGCTAACTTTGCATCATTTAACCGTCGTGGATTGGCTCGTTTAACATCAATCAGTAACTAAGTTAAATTTAAAATTCTCACGGCTGAATTGTCAGCCGTGATATATTAATAGGTGAAATTATGACTGTAAAATCAAATGAAAAAGTAAAATCAAATGAAAAAGTAAAAGTGCATGCGCTAACGACAGCAAACGATGAAAAAGTCATGTTGTGGGGCGTTGAATTTATTAGGGAAGGTGATTTTTTAGTTGCTGAGATTAGCACTGAAGATGCAGAGTTAATGATAGAAGCTGGTCGCGTAGTAAAAGCATAATGGCCTATTCTACTGACAACGACCTTTTAAAAGTTCAAAAAGACATACTTGAACTTGGTGTAGATGACTGGACAGATCAACATAATGAAGCAGCTCTTATTATTGATCGTGCTATTTATACAGAATGGTTTATGCCAGTAGCAAAAAGTAAGGGATATATTTTAGAGTTTAATCCTGATTTGTTATTATTACCTGAACAGTTACTAAGGTTATCGGTTTATAAAACACTTGAACTTGCATATTTATTTCTTATGCAGGATTTCATTGATGAAAACCCAAAGGAATCAAAATGGAATATGTTCAGGCAGTTATATGATAATGAATTTAAAAATGTTTTATCGTTTGGACTATCTTATGACTGGGATGGTAAAGGAACAATATCTCAAGATACAAGTCTAATATCTAAAAATCGAGTAATATTCAGATGATAGAAGTTAGCATTGATACAGTTCAAGTATTAAACGGCTTAAATAGATTGTCTAACGTTGATTCTGCAATAAATTTTGAATTAATTGCAGCAAAGTCAAGGCAAAATATAATAGATAGGACAGGACTAGGTAAGGATGTAAATAATAATGATTTTGCACCTTATTCAGCAGCATATCTAAGAGAGAAGTCATTAACTCATGATGATATAACCGTTAATCTTCAATATTCAAATTCAATGCTTGGTTCAATTTCATTTGATAGTGATAATAATTCCGCTCTTGTATTCTTTCTAGATAGAGAGAATAGCGAAAAAGCAAAAAAGCACAATTTAGGTGAAGGTGGACTTCCTAAACGTGAGTTTTTTGGTTTATCTACTGATGATAAAGAAGAAATTCAGGCCATGATGTTTGATGATATTAACAGATATTTATCACAGATATGACTCTAAGAAAGCAAGTCCAAGACAGGTTAATTCAGAATGCATCATCTTATTTTAATGAGATAAAAGGCGCAGCAAGCCTATCAGAAATAATCCATGGAAGAGTGCATCCTGATGGATGTTATATCTTTAAGGAAAAATCAATTTCAAGTGAAAATTCTTTGATTAACGCAGTAAATCAGAGGGTTGTTGATAGGTTATCTATCGTTATAGTAACTAGAAACACAACAGATCAAAAAGGTTCTGATTCTTCTGATAATTCAGAATTATTACAAAATGCTGTAATGAATGAAATATTGGGATTTGAGCCGACCGGAGGTTATGAGCCTATAGAATATGCAGGCGGTTCATTAGTATCTTTAACTAATGGATTTTATATATGGCTTGATACGTATAAATCAGCACATTTTGTAAGAAGCTTATGAGGAATAAAATGAAAAGTGAAACAGACAAACACGCAGGAAAAGCGGGTTCATTCGTAATTGACCCAAAAACAAGCCAGCGCATGACAAAACAAGAATATGATAAAAAGTATTCTAATGATAAGCCTATCGTGTCATCAAAAAAAACTAATCAGGAGCATTAAAAATGGCTTTAGCAACAAGAAAAACCCTTATTTCAGTTGGTCTTGAATCAACCTATGGCGTTGATGCTGCCCCATCAAATGCTGTTCTAGTTAGCGCACCTGAAATTAGTCCGCTCGAAGGCTCTACAGTAGAGCGCGATTTTGTAAAGCCATTTTTCGGTGGCTCAGGAATGATTCGAGTAGAGAATTTCGCAAAAGTTACTTTTGACGTTGAAGTTGCCGGAGCAGGAACGGCAGGTACAGCGCCAGCGTACGGTATTTTATTTAAAGCGTGTAATTTTAGCGAGACATTATTAGCATCGGCAATATCAGGCACAGCAACAACAGGTGGTACAAATACAATAACACTTGACGCTGGAGCGTCAGCTATTGATGAATTTTATACCGGCATGACCATTGAAATTACGGGTGGAACTGGCTCAGGTCAAAAGGGAGAGATTATTAATTATGTAGGCTCGTCAAAATTAGCGACAATTGCTACGCCATGGACAACAGCACCAGACTCAACAAGCGCATTTAGTATCGGTGCTAATGCTATGTATATTCCTAACTCAGATTTTGGAACAGCGACGGGTAATACGTCGGTCACAATTTATTTTAATGTTGATGGTGTTCGACATGTGTTACTAGGCGCTAGAGGCAAACCGGCAATTGATTTATCGGTCAAAACAATCCCTAAAATTAAATTTGAGTTCACAGGATTGCTTGGAACAATATCAGATGCGCCTGCACCAGCAGCAAACTTCACGGCATATCAGACACCTGTTACTATTTCAACAGCGAATACAACTGATATTAATTTGCTAGGCTATAATGATGCTGTTGTAGATAAACTCACTTTTGATATTGGTAATAACGTCGTATATCGTCAGCTAATTGGTGCTGAGTCAGTTTTTATCACTGATAGAGCTGTAAAAGGTACTGTAAGTATTGAAGCTAATCTAGTTACTACTAAAGACTGGTGGTCAGTTGCTAAAAACGCATCATACGGAAGATTTTCTGTTAAGCATGGTCAAGTTTCTGGTCATATTTTTGGCATTACAGCGCCAAACGTTCAACTTACCGACCCTAAATATTCAGACTCAGATGGCGTACGAATGATGGAGTTTGGAACATCGTTCACCCCGTTTGGTAGTGGTGGTAATGATGAAATTAGAATTTGTGTTAAATAAGGATTAAAAATGGCTTTAAAATTAAGCAAAAGAAATACACGTAAAATTAAAATTGTGGCAACAGAGCCGGGCGACTTATCCGAGGAAATTAATCATAATTTTATAGCTGAGTTCAAGATTATCAGTCCTGAAGACTGGAAAGTCCTGATGGATGATGATGACCTTGTAAAGGACGTTGTAAAAGATGCGCTTGTTAATGTCGAAGGCGTTACCGATGAAGAGGGCAAGCCTATTTATTTTGATGATGAATTGGCTAATGCTTTAGTTTCTGAGCCGTGGATTTTAAAGCCTTTATTCAATGCTCAACTAGCTATCCAAGGCGGTACAACGCAATCAGAGCTGTATAAAAAGGAACGCTCAAAAAACTAATAGATGCGGGTCGTCACTGGGTTACTGGTGGCGGCTCGTATGACAATCAGAATATAATTGACGATGCTAACGCGCTCGGTATTGATGTTCAGCCGTGGCAATTGCCAGAAAATAATGATTTTGAAGTATGGGCAGAGTGTGAGCAGGCTTTGTCTATATTCCTTGAATGTCGCACGCAATGGAATTATTCATTTAGTGGCATTACAGGATTAAATTATTTAGTTGTTATTCAAATCATGGATAGCGTTCATAACGTAAAGAAAAAGCACCGAAAGCAGCTTATGAGTGATATTATGTCACTTGAGAGCGGAGCATTAAGCGCGTTTAACGATAAAACTAAAGAGTAGCAGCAATGGCTAATAACTTAGATTTGCAAATAAGAATACGAGCCAATGCGGACGGCACAAGCTCAGTTATTTCTAGCACGACGCGAGAGATAAATAATATGAGCGAGTCTACTAGAAGCTCAAATGCTGAAATGACAACTCTAACAAGAACGTCAGGCGTTTTGGGTGGCGCTATGTCTGTGCTTGGCGGTGCTATTGGTGCAATTGGAATAGCGTCACTTGCTAAAGATATATTCGCAGTTAATCGAGAATTCCAAACTCTAAGGTCCTCATTACAAACAGTGACCGGAAGCGCTGAGAACGCTCAAAAAGCTTTCGCTGGAATACAATCATTCGCAAGTCAAACTCCATACACTGTAAATCAGATTACCGAGTCATTCATTAAGCTAAAGGCATTAGGTCTTGACCCAAGCGCAAAAGCTTTAACTTCATACGGTAATACCGCATCATCTATGGGCAAGAGCTTAAATCAAATGATTGAGGCGGTTGCTGATGCGACAACAGGTGAGTTTGAACGATTAAAAGAATTCGGAATAAAGTCAAAACAGCAGGGCGATGAAGTTACTTTTACTTTCAGAGGAATATCAACAACTGTAAATAAATCAGCAGATGAAATTACAGGGTACTTACAAAATATAGGCAACACTGACTTTGCAGGCGCTATGTCATTACAGATGACAACGATAAGCGGCTCTTTATCTAATTTATCAGATGCATGGAGTCAGTTCGCAGACAGATTGATTATTACACAGGCAGAGATAGGCATAGCATCATTCATTAATGATTTTGCAGATGTATTAAAGAATCTTGATAAGGTTTTTATCGCTTCAATGTCAACAGCCGATAAATTCAGAGTAACGATAGTTACTGCCTTCAGTTCAATAGTATTACAGGTAGAATTTGCATTTAAAGGAATGGTAAATTCTGCTATGTCGGTTCTTTCTGATTTTGTCGGTGGTATTGCCGATGGTCTTAATTTTGTAGGGATTGATAGTTTAAGCTCTAGTTTTGATTCTTTCTCACAAAGTATCAAGCCGTCAGTTAATAGCAGTAAGCAACTTAATGAAGCGCTTATTGCTCTTAATTCATCTGCTGATGCTGAAAAAGCAGCTATTGATGATTTGGCTGTTAGTTATTTTGTTTTTCTTGATGCACAAGAGAAGCAAAAATTATCTTATCTTGACGCGGCTGAAAATAAAAATGCACAGGCTGAGCAAGACAAATTAAATGCTGAGATTGCACTTCAATCGGCTGAAGAGCTTAAACAATCTTTTGACAAGGAGTTAGAAAAGTTAATCACTAAAAATATTACTTTAGCAGCAGGCGAACGCGCATTATTCACGTACCAGCTTGCACAAAAAGGATTTACAACCGAGCAGAAAAAAACAGCATTAGCGATTTATGATGCTAATAAAGCAATGGAAAAGCAAAAGAAAGCGGCTTTAAATTCTGAAAAAACTCAAAAAGCATCAAACAAATTAATCGCTGATGGTTTAAATAATATAGACCGATATTTAAAAGACGCAAGCGCAAGCTCTCAAGATATTTTTAGCGGCCCAGCAGATAGCATAAATAACATGGCTAATGGTATTAACGCAATGTCAAAAGCATTGAATGTTAATAGTGGCTATGTTGAAGAGAATAAAAAAGCATGGGATGAATTAAATAAATCAACATCCGGTACAGATGAAGAGCGCGCGCAAAAAACAAAAGAATTCGCTGCAAGAGATAATGCCCTTGCTAAAAAATCAATTGATATAAAGTTACAAGGTTTTAATACGGTTGGCAGCGCGTTTGTTGGCATGTTCGACGATATGGCAGCAGCAGCAGAACAGGGCAGTAAAAAGCAAGAAGCATTGCAAAAAACAGCTATGGGAATCACTATGGTAATGGCTACTATTAATGGTGTTGCTGCCGTTATCGCTGCATTTAAAGATGGTGGTTTCCCTATGGCAATTGCAGTTGGTGCAGCAGTTGCAGCACAACTAGCCACCATTGGAGTACAAATGGCAGCTATTGGTGGCGGCAGTTCAGCACCAGAATTACAAAAAACACAGGGACGCGGGACAGTATTAGGCGACCCTAGCGCAGTATCAGAATCATTCTCTAATTCCCTTGGACATCTTGAAGATTCTACAGACTTTAGTCTTGTCCAGTCATCTAAAATGCTCGTGTTTTTACAGAATATCGACAACAACACAAAAGCGCTAGCAATCGGGATTAACCGTTCTGACCAGTATCAAGGTTTTTCAGCTAATCCGACAGTCGGACTAGGGAAAAATTTAACAGGCGGAATATTGAAAATGTCTAATGCCATTACTGGCTTTAATGACATACTAGGTAGTATTCCTATTTTCGGTGGGGCAATGAAAGGTTTTGCTGAAGCCTTATTTGGATATAAAGAAAAAGTGCGCGATACAGGCGTGTCATTCAATACAGATCAAACATTAGGGCAGGCTCGTCAAAATGGTTTAGATTCTAATTACTATGCGCGTGTTGATACCTATCAAAAAATATTCGGATTTAAAACAAATAGCGAAACTTTAAACTTAGAGCAGGCGATTGATGGAGAAATAGCTACATGGTTTAGTGGCATAGTAAATAACTCAACTGATGCCGTGCTTTCAGGGTTAGAAATACTTGCAGGTGATGGCTATGCAGCGCTACAAGATAAAATACTAAATTCAACACTTAACCTTGAAAAAATAAGCCTAAAAGGTCTTGATACAGCAGGAATAGAAGAAGCGCTTGCTGGTGTATTTAGTGCGTCGGCTGATAAATTAGTTGCTGATAACTTCCCTGCACTAAACAGCTTTCAGCAAGTCGGTGAGGGCATGTTTGAAACGCTCGTTAGAGTAAGTCATGGTGTAGAGCAAGCACAAGTTTCACTCTCGCAGTTCGGATTTAAAGCCATAGATTTTACAGAAATTATTAATAAGCAAGGCGATACAGGCGGGCAGGTTGCTAAGCAGACTATATTATTAAATGAAAGTTTTGATAATATAAACGATGTTATGAAAAACGTTTCTGGCTCGACAGAGGATGTGATAGGCGTTTACAAAGACCTTGTAAAGACACAAAAACTATTAATTTCTTCAGGGTTTGGCGATAATGTCGATTTAGTTAGTGCCAGCAATGCGGCAGGTGGTATAGGTAACTTTCAGTCAGCATTAGAGTCATACCGCGAAAACTTCATGACTGACAGCCAGCGACTTAATGCTGACCTAAATGACATGGCAGATCAATTTAAGATTCTTGGTGTTGTATTTCCTGAAAATATTGCTGATTATACTAAGGCCGTTACCGCGTCAGGTTTTGATATTAAAGCTGCTACTCAGGAGTTTATGAAGGGCATTGCAAGCCCTGAAGACTTAGGACTAACACTTCAACTCTCAGACGCAGCAAATCAGTTGTACAGCGATTGGGGCAAGCTTAATCGCGTATTAACAGAAAATACAACGGTTTTACAGCAAACGTATGACCGATTAAATCAAAGCGACCTAGAAAAATCACTACGCGGTATTGCTGAGTCATTTACAGAGTCAATACTGTCTATTCGTGATGCCGGTGGCAGTACTGAGCAAATGCTACAGGCGCTAAATTTAGGATTGTTGACCGGTGCTGATGCAATACAAAAAGCTAAGAAAAGCATTGATGATTTATATAAAGGCATTTACAAAAATATTGCCGACCAAAAAACCAGCCTATCTGATGCCATAACAAAATTAGTTGACCCTGACGCACTATTTCAAATACAGGCCGATAGATATACGGCCCTATTAGAAAACGGTTCGTATGAAGAGCAGATGCAAGCCGCGCGTAGTCTGCAAGATTTGATTATAGGCCAATATCAAGAGCAAGGGGACACGATTACAAGTATGGTCGATAGCGTGAAGCAGATTGGTACATATTTAGATAGCCTTAATCTTAATGACACGCTATCAGTCTTAACGCCTGCACAAATGTTAGGCGAGGCACAAGGCCAATTTCAGAAGCAATTAATATTGGCTCAATCTGGTAATGCTGATGCTATGTCAACCATAACCGATTTTGCTGATACTTACCTAAATAAAGCTAGGTCTTTTTATGCGTCGAGCGATACCTACACGGGCATATTCGACAGCGTAACAAAGGCGCTTGGAGATATAAACGCACCGGACGCAAAAGACTATGCAAAAGTAACCAGCGAATCAACACGCGAAGCAGTTACATGGCTAGAGTCAATCAGCGCATCACTTGATACGATCAAAAACGATCAAACATTAAAACAACAAAATGAGTTATCCACTGGGCTGTCACAGGCTCAAGGTATAAGAAGTGAGTTTATTGGTGGCATTGCTTCTGGAACTAATACAAGCTCAGCAGCAATAGAGGGTTTATTGACTAACGGAATAAATAAATCATTAGCTAATAAAAAAATAAGCGATCAAGTGATTGCTGAGTATGCAAAATCACACACTTTTAAGGAAACCTATGATGCATCCATTGCAAATGGTATAAGCAGCATACAGCTTGCCAACGCGACCGGATGGGATAGAAAAAACATTGTAGACTGGGCTAAACAAAATGGCCTTGAAGGTTTTTCAGATGGCGGCATAAACTCACAGCCTGCTATTTTTGGCGATGCTGCAGCACCATTGCAAGATGGGAGAATAATCCCAGTAACACTATCAGGTGGTGACAACAATGCGCTTATCGAAGAAATACGCGCATTAAAGCAAGAAGTTTCAGAACTTAGAAAAGAGCAAGCAGACCAAACTAATGCATTAATAGAGTCTAACTATGATGCTAATGAACAAGCAGCAGAAAAAGTGAGTAGTGTGCAAGAGGATGTAAATTGGACTAATACGCAAGTGGCAGAAATAGCATGATAACAAACGCTCAATACACAGCATGGTTAGCAGAGCAAGATGCAATAAGATGTATTTTAGTTGAAGCCGTTGCGAATGTGTCCGGAACTGAAACAACGCATTATTTTAGTTCAAAAAACTATGTCACAAGCTCAACTGATACGCCTGCCAATACAGATTATTTAAACATCATAAAAGGCGGGATTAAATTCACAGAATCGCTCTCATTAGAAAGCAATGCAAAGTTGTCTTTTGGTGACGTAGAGCTTGAAAATTATAACGGCATTTATGACGATATGTTAGATCATGTCTGGGTTAATCGACAAATAAAGGTTTTCATCGGTGATGTGCAGTGGCAGCGATCAGATTTTAGGCTTATTTTTGACGGCATTATTGACGACATAGACAGCAAGAATAATACATCTCTCAATATAAAGATACGCGATAAATTACAGCGCCTAAATACCCCAGTTTCTGATACTAAACTGGGTGGATTAACGATAAATCAAGACAAATTACTGCCTATTTGCCTTGGTGAGTGCTTCAATATTACGCCGCTTTTAGTTGATGAAACAACGCTTGAATATCAGGTTCATGATGGGGCAATTGAAGATATTATCGAAGTCAGGGACAACGGCGTGCCAGTCAGTTTTACTAAAAACTTAGCTAATGGCAAATTTACGCTCGATCAAAACCCGTCCGGCGCAATAACATGTAGTGTTCAGGGCGATAAGCCCAGCGTTTATTATAATACCGTCTCAAAATTAGTCGAACGTCTGGCAACAGGCTATGGGAAATTATCAGAGCGATTTACAGCAGCAGATATTGACGCGGCAAATTTTTCAGCTTTCGACACGGCAAACCCTCAGCCAGTGGGTATTTATATCGACAGCAGAACCAATGTTTTAGTCGCTATCAATCAGATATGCGCTAGCGTAGGCGCTCAAGCTGTTATATCAAGCGCTGGTAAATTGAGATTGCTAAAAATAGACTTCCCAGCAGTAGGAACGCCAGTTGATATAACGCCAGTCAATATGTTAGAAAATAAGCTATCAGTTTCTGACAGACTTCCCGTAAAATCAGCTATAAAATTAGGGTTCTGCAAAAACTGGACAGTACAAAATAATTTAGAAACTGGAATCCCTGAAGAGCACAAAGCATTTTATTATGAACAATGGGTATCACGATCAAGCAGCGATGCATTAATTGCAACAAAATATAAACTCGATAACGAGCCTAAACAAAAAGACACACTTTTGCTTGATGATGGCGACGCACAAACAGAGGCAGGGAGATTATTAGCAATTTATTCAACGCCGAGAATTACCTACACGGCTGAATGTTTTACACCGCTAATAGAATCGCAACTAGGCGATGCAGCGACATTGACACATAGCCGATTTGGATTAAGCGCCGGTAAAACAGGTGTGATAGTAAAGCGTCAAATTGATTGGTTTAAATTTACGGTAAAACTTGGGGTTATTATTTAATGGCAATTATTGCGAACTATAAAGACAAAATACTGCAAGCAGCCGCAACTCGGTTTGTATCGCCAGCGCCGTTCGTATTTACAACGCCATCTCAGGTTATCGGTCTGGCAGTCACACAAGAAACGCTGTTAAATCAATCAGGCGAAACTTATATAGAGTCTACAGTAACATGGACACCGACTATTGATAGTTTTAGCAATTACACATTAGCCTATAAAAATATCACAAATAATGCGCTTGCACCGTTTAAATATATTGATTTAACCGAAGCCAGTGTAAAAGTGCCTGAAACACTGGCAAATCAAGATTTAGTCGTAAAAGTTCGGGCGAATTATGGCGATAAAAACGGCGCATGGTCAGTTGATTTGGCGTTTAATTCTGGACAGGACACAATAGGCCCAGCAGCAACTTCATTTACTGCTAAAGGTGGTGTCGATTATGTAGAGCTTACGATAACTAAACCAGTTGAGCGGGATTATGATTATACTGAAATATGGTACAGTGCGACTAATGATAGAAGCACCGCAACTAATATTGCTCAAACTTCTGACACTGTAAAGACATTCCGTGATTTACCTAAATTTAGCGGTTTTGCATGGATTAGACATGTAGATACTACCGGAAATATAGGTTCTTATTACCCAACGAGTGCAACTGGTGGTTTAGCGGTCGGAACAACAGGAGTTTCAGTTGCAATACTTGATAATGAAACAGCTATCCCATACCAATCAGGCGCTCCTACGGGAGGAGATGGGGCAGGGGGCGACTCTTCAGATGGTAGTTACGCACTTATCCCGGTTGATATAGCTATAACAGGGGTGGGTAATAATCTAAGAGATATAACACTGACATGGGAGCAATATACTCAGGGTAGCGTACCCGCAGAGCAATTAGCGTTGTATTATTATGAGGTTGGAACAGATAGCGCAGTAGGTAGCGTTAGTGGTGTGCCAATAGACAAAAATACACATGGAAATGTTGTAATGCTACTTAATTTTGACACCGCTACAGGAAATCTAAAAGAAGAGGCACAAGGTGGGCATCTTACATTATCAAGCCCCGCAGTAAGCATTTTTGACAGCACACCTACAATCGCTGCTGGTAAGTTTGGTGAGGCGATGCACTTTACAAACTCATCAGGGTCTAGGCAGCATGCAACTATTCCGTTTAATGCAAGTAAGTGGTCTATGCCAGTAGGTAGCAACTATTGCTTGGATTATTGGATAAAGCCAGATAGCCTGCCCGCGTCTGGTTTTACATCTTATTATATGAAAATTGGCGGCAGTGATCTGTCATTTGATGATACAGGAATACTTCATTTTACTATTGAAGGTACGGCTTACGTAATAAGCACTCCAGTAACAGTTGGTCAGTGGAATCATATAGTTATACAGCGGCTTGGTGATATTATACTATTTGGGCTAAACGGTAATATAAGCAGGTTAGATTATTCATTGCAGACATTTAATGCTTTTAATGTCGCGCAAGTATCAACTTTTGGGGCATTGTCAGATTCTGTTGGTTGGCAATTTGGTTTAAATGGTTCGCTTGATGGCATTAGGCTAATATCAGGTAAGGGGATTGTTGAAATAGATATACCAGCACCAACAGAACAATTACAAACAATAGCAGGAAGTGCAGTACATATACCGCTTAACACTGATGCTTCAGATTTAACTAGCAATGGCACATCTTCAACTATCGGTAATGTAACGATTAATGCCAGTAATGGAGGGTTTAACGGTAGCGCTTTACTAAATCAATCTGGGTCTACTAGCTATATTAACTATGTTCCTACAGCTCCTATTTCTATAGCGCTGAATGAAGCGTTTACAATAGACATAAGATTTAAGATAGAATCCATACCTACAAGTGAGGAGTTTTTGCTTTCTTTTGGTAATATTTACTCATATGTAAGTATAGGAACTAACGGAAAGTTAACCTTAAGTTTTGCAGGCCAATCATTCGCAAAATCTGTAGATTTTGCTGATGTTACTACTGGTGAATTTAACCATATCAGAATATTAAGGAAGAGCGGAAGCGGCAACTACTTAATATACTACAATGGAAAATTAGTTAAAATTAGCAATTATTCGTCTGCCATTAATATGTCATCAATACAACTAGGGTGTAGAAGCAATTTAACGCAGGGTTTTAATGGTTATATAGATGATTTTAGGCTAGTAGTTGGAACGGCAGTTAGTTTACCGTCTACTTACCCAGTACCAACAACAGCGCCAACACTCACTCTTAATCCACCACCAGAAGCAAGCTTATTGCTACACTTTGACGGGTATAATGGAGGAACTACTTTTACTGATAGTAGTAAGAATAATTTAAGTGTAACAGGAACAGCTATTACATCTACTGATGCTAAGGTTTTTGGGGCTGCTAGTGCATTCTTCGCGGCTAAAAGTGGCGGTGAAATTGGGGATACAATAATCTTTCCACCTGAAATTGCTACAATTTCAGGTGATTTTTGGTTTGAGTTTAGGGTTAGGTTTTCTTCAGCAAATACTGGTAATGGCAGCCCTCAGGTTTTTGCTAATTTAGGGAATAACCTATCATTTGAACTTAATGGCGGTAATATAAGTAACCCTAGAGATATATTTGTAAGAAATACACACATAGGCACAATCCCTTTACATACATTTTCTGGTGGTTCGTTAGATTGGCTAGATACTTGGTTTACGATAAAAGCAAGTTTCGTGGATGGTAATATTTACATATTCTTTGATGGTATACTAAAGTTTACAGAGGCATATGGTTACACCATAGATAGTTCTGCAATGCTAGGTAATACAGGCTCTAATTATTTTGCGTTTAATGGCTATATAGACGAGTTTGTTTTGTATACAGGAATAGGTGGTGATATAACAGATTATATAGTGCAAACTGAGCCGTATAAAAGTACCATACCTAATCCAATAACATTCAGACCAGTAACCATTGAGGATTCTGTTAAGTTTCTTCCTATAGACTCTAAAAAATACACTTTTACTGGTGTTCCTATAGATAGAAACTATAGAGTGGGCATTGCAGCAATTAGAAATTCAGCTTCTGGTGTTCAGTATACAACGCCAGTTATTCAGCCTACTACTGCCCCTGATTGGAGGATTAGAGCAAATGAATTGACTAGTGGAATTCCTGTTTATACTGCTGATACTATCCTTAATAATGTAGATCAATTGGTATTAGACTCAAATAACGCTAATAACCTAAACTACACCGCGATTGTAAATCCAACATTAAATAATAATGCTACGGATATTACGCATATATTAAGTTCTGATGGTTTAACGGTAACGATGTCATTTAATTGGAACTATAGTGTATCAGATGAGGCTAATATAGATGGGTTTTTTATAGTTGTTTATCAATCAGCTACAGATTCAAACGCGTATGTGTTTGGTACATTTATGGCATTAGAGGCAACATCACAACTATTACCAAATGTCAGAACATTCAAAAAAAGTGGGCTACCTGTAAGCGATTACTATTCTATTGCTATCGTTGCATATAGAAATGTAAATAAAGAACCTACACTAGCACCAACAGGCATATTATTTAGTAATTATATACAAAGTACATTTGCTGCTAATACGCCGTATAGACCAGCTTCAAATGTCTCATTAGCACCAGATGTTAATATAGGCACAGTTGATGCAACAGGTGGGCAAACAGTAACGTCAACACTAACGACGAAGCCTGGAACTTCAGCAGCTACAAACACTTGGATAGCCATAAATAGTAACGGCAAAAAATACTGGGTGCAGGCGTGGGAGGACGCTATCTAATGACAAATTTAAGAATAGTACCAACAAACACAGCAAAAACAGCAGCACTTTCAGCCAGCAGCACGGCGGGCATTTTAGCGATTACAAACACCCAGCTTGATAGTAAAAGCAAGGTTTACAGATCAGTTGGGACAAGCGCAACAATCACAGCGACTATGGCGTCATCGCTTGTCAGTTGCGTATCTATGCCAATTTGTAATTTATCATCAACAGCAACAATGCGAGTTAGATGCTATACATTATCGGGTGATACCACGCCAGTTTTAGATACCGGCACGCTTCTTTGCTGTGAATACACGACAATTGATAAGATTGATTTTTCAGGCGTGTTAAGTGCTAATGCTTATGCCTATGGCGGAGGTACTTATGCAACTCTGTTTTTTGCAGAACAGACAGCGCAAAAGGTTGTCATAGATATAGTAGATACAGCGAATTCAGCAGGCTATATAGAGGCGTGTTTTTTAGTCATAGGGAAATATCTAAGCCCAACAAATAATGCAGATTATGGTGCTTCGCTTTCGTTTACTGATACTAGCAAACACAAAAGAAGTGAATCAGGTGACCTTAACACAAATCGCTGCGCTGTTTATAAGTCGCTAAAATTCACACTTAAAAACATAGGGCCGACGGATAGAAAATGGCTTATGGAGTTTTTTATAAGAAATGGAATGTCAAAGCCATTTTTTATCAGTATTTTTCCATCGTCAGCTGATACACAAGAAAAGCAAATTTATCAGATTTATGGAAAACAAAAAAAATTAGGTAGCTTCACACGCACTTATTACAGTGCAGATAAAGCGTCTATTGATATTGAAGAAGTGTAAAAGTTCGTCTAACTTTACGTCTATAAAAATCATAACAATATGATTTAAAACACGCACAAACCATAAATATAGTTAGACATAAAAAACATAAGTAATTGAATAATATATAAATAAACAAAATAGAAAATCTCTTTGTGATTCCGGTTGTCGTGGGTTCGAGCCCCATCGTCCACCCCATTAGTGCTGCATTCTGTTAGTTTCAATCTAATCAAATGTCTAACTTATTATATGCTGTCTAACTTTTTATCGTATCTGTCTTACTTTCTAAGGCTTTCTTTCGTATACCATTTTTGTTGTTGTTTCGCTGGCATGGCCTAATAATTCTTGCGCGTTTCCTTGGGCATCACTACCCGCTTTTGCTCTTAGATCGTGGAATGTAAATCTGTTTTTTATTGTGCTGGTGGCCATTGCTTTATTCATAAGGCGCTGCCAGTTACTTTTGAATCCGTTTGAGGTATAGGCTTGCCCGCGTTCGTTTGCGATGATATTGATAACGCTATCTGCATGGCGTTTTTGTTCGCGTGATTTCTTTATTGCAGCTCTTAGGATGAAAAAACTCGGCTTTGTGCGCCGGCTGTTTTTGCACCCGTTAGCTCTGCAATTTCCTCAGCTTTTAATATTTCTGACATATTATTTTCATTAGTTGTTTTCCCATAAATTTTCCACATATTAACAATGTTACATTTCAAAATTCATTGAGTGGTTTCTGGTTT